TCAATTTTCTTTAAGTTTTGCTCTCAGTTTGGCATTTTCAGTTTTCAGCTGATCATTAATGCGTTTCTGTATGTTTATTTCTTCTTCCAGCAGCTTGATTTTTCTCTCTGCCAGATTTGAAAATTCTTTAAATTTCACTTCGTAACGTCCGGCAAGATCGTCAAGGGCATCTTTGTAGAGCTTGACCAGTTTGTCGGCGTTTTCTATTTCTTTTCCTTCATTGTCGGCATCCATTCCAGCGACTTCAGCATTCATTTTCTTTTTTCCGAAAACAAATCCTGCCAGGCCTGTGGCCAGAAGTCCTAAAAAGGTGCTTAAATGTTCGGTTAGTATTTCTTTCATATAATATTATTTATTTGTTGTTAGTCTACTCCGGGGTAGAGGCGGATTTCTATGATGCCCACATTTCCAGATATTTCTATTGGACGGAAATCAAGCATTCTGAAAATATCCAGGGAAATGGTTCTTGCATCTAAAGATTTGATACGACAGCTTACAAGATCTTTGTCAAAATTGTTTATTTTACTATCGAGCCACCAGTTTCCATAATGTTCTTCTTTGAAGGTTCCGAGATATCTGCCTTCTGAATCGTGTTTCCACTCGATATCACCGATTGTATTCTCAAGACCTAAGAATAAAGGGTCAAACCTTCCGTCTTCGGTAAAGTTCAGAAATGCGGTGTATACTTCGTAGGGTCTTTTATTGGCATATTGAAGTTGCTCTTCCACCCATTGTTTCTGAACAAAAGAGTTGGGCTGATAGTTATAACCATAATAGTCTGCTCCTAATAATCCGGGACCCCTCAGATCAGATTTTACATCAATGTGAGTATTACTGCTTTCAATATCAATAGATTTGAAGCCATTTGACATGGAGGCTTTAGAAGCGGTAACCAAAACATTTGAATTATTGGTGACCATTGATATAGCCCCGTCATTAATATTAAGCACTGAAGGGCCACAGTAAAACATCCCCAGGGATTCATTTGAAAATTCAAATGAGCCGTTAAGTGGTTTCCCCAGACGTGTGCCGTTTAATGGAACATTGTCTACTTTATCTTCTGTTCCGAAGGTACCATCAGGTCTTGCTACGATATTTTTGGTGTAGGATGCATCTGCTGCAGGCATTCTCAGTACCTGTAAGCTGGTATCGAATCTCAGCCATCTTTCGGCAAAGTTTCCTTCGATGAAGTGGGTTTTGTAGTAGTTATTATCTTTTGCGGTAAAGTTGTTGATAATAAATTTATTATACTGCTGCCCGTTCAGCTCCAGGTTAGACCCGATGATAATACTGTTTTCTCCCCAGACTCCCATAGGATGTCCTGTTGTATTGGCACCGATGACGATGTTGGATGACCATCTGCCGCTACCTCCTTTACCCCAGTTCAGACCGGCCTGGTATCCCAGGAAGGTATTGTTGTTTCCTTTGATATTACATCCCGTCCATTTTCCGAGCATGGTATTTCCTGATCCGCCTTCAATACCATATCCTGCCGATACGCCTATTAAGGTATTGTCATCTCCGGTGGTAAGCCCTTTCGCTGAATCAAGTCCCAGGGCAACGTTGGCTCCTCCTGAGGTAAGACCTTGTGCCGCAAAATGCCCTATTGCCGTGTTGGATGAACCATCAGTAATGGCTGGCATATTATTATACCCAATGGCAATATTGTATACTCCGGTATGGGCCGTATTGATATTCCCAAAGGAAAATGAATAGGTTGCCGGGTTGGCTCTTAAAACGGCATCTTTACCGGGTTGCCCGGTTCCGTCTGTTTCTTCAGTGAAGGCAATTCCTTTGGGAGCATAATTGTTACGGTTCATCACTGATGCCAGTGTTTCAGCGGTAGCAAGTACTGTAGAAGTGACCCCCTCTCTTCTTTCAATATGGTAAATACCGTCTGTTAACGGTTTATCCACTTTGCTGTCTAAACGCTCTGACAATCCTTTTACCATTGATATGGATACTGTAGAAACTCCTGTATTGAGATAGTTGTTAACATTCTTTTTATCGCCGCCTATATAGAAATACAGGGTGTATTTAGGCTCAGGGACCGGAGCCCCATTAATGTCTTGATCTACTGCGACGTAGTAAGGAATAGCAACGATGTCACTTTCTTCATACTGATAAGCATCAGAATTATAGATAAAGTCATCAATGGTCTCTTCTGCTGCTTTAAAGATCCTGGTCAATGCCAGTGCTTCCAGTTTATCGGCGGTAATTTTTCCTTCACTGTTTACATAATCATCAATCATCATGAACTGGTCTTTTGACTGGGTCTTTGTATACACGTTTCCAATAAGAGGATCACTGTCTACTGTGGCAACATTCTCGGGAAGTTCCCCTACGTTTAAAGCTTCTTTCCAGGCCTGCTTGTCTGATGCAGAAAGGTTGGATGCGTTTCTTTTCGCTAAAAATGAAGCATGTGCTTCAGGATCTGAAAGGTGAAGTTCATATAGCGGTTTGTCTACTTTATTTTGTAACAGATTTTCAAGACCCGTAATTTTACTGGTGGGTATTGATTCATCTTTGTGCCAGAATGATGACCATGAAGCCTGGAACTGTTCCTGGGTAGGGAAGTCTCCGGTTTCAAAATAGCTGTATATAGTATTTAATGGGATTGACATAATTTTAATAATTGAATAATGATCTTATTTTTTTGCTTAAAATGTAAAAGCCTGAGCAACAGATCCGCTGATGGTTTTTTGTTTGGAGCTGTTTGAAGCAACCAGTGATAAGGAAACTGCTTCTGTTGTAGAGGTAACGGACTGAATAAGGGAAGTACTGCCTACTGTTACAAACTGAGTATACACATTTCCTTGTCTCATGATAATAATATTGGCATTGATCACTGTCGCACCCGGTTCAATTTTGGTAGTAAGGGATGCAATATTATTCCAAACCAATACAGATTCATAACCGCCACTTCTGAAATTGGAGCTTATCACTCTTAAAAATGAATTATCTGCTAAGGTTAAAGGGATATTTTTTTGAATTAACCCCAGGTAACCATAAAAATCATATACATCACTAACGGTTTGTCCGGCTACTGTTGAAAGAGCCATATTCATTTCCAGATAGAAGTTGGTGTTGGCTTCAAAAACGACATCACTTTTAGCGCTTGCTACAATAACATTGGGTTCATAAACATACGCTTTATTATTAGGGCTTGAATTATAGTTGAATACTCCTCCGTTAACGTTAAATATACTTCCTTCCTGTCCTGGCGTATACGATCTGGTTTCCCATTTAAGCCCAGTGAGATCAATATTATTGATTGTATCCACAACGTTGATGACGCCTGTGGTTCTATGTACCTGGATTGTTGGGTTAGTTGTTCTGATGACCAGATTATACTTATTGCCGGACTGTAGAGCATCACCATACACCGAAACAATCATCGATAATCCGTTGGCAAAAGCCTGAAATCCTAAACATTCAATTTCACCTGTTCCAATAGCATTTCCGACTGGTATGAATTTAACGGAAGTGAATGCCGGATTGACATTGAGGTTTAATCCCTGCAATACAAAGTATCTGACAATATGATCATTTTTAATAACAGGAGGAGTGATTCCGTAAACATTCAGATTTCCGTTGGAGTATTGGTTATTCCAATCGATTCCAAATTGTTCTTTCTGAGCTTTGGTGAGTTTTGCAGGTAATTTCAAAAATTCAGACGGCAGATCCTCATTGGTTAAAATGGTCTTTTTGATTCCCACACTGTTTGTGAATAAAAGGTTTCTGTTGAAGGTGGTAATCTGATTATTTACCGTTTCATTATTTTCCTCCAAAATATACCCTGTACTTCGCACTCTTCCCGTTAAGTGCAACTGTTCAGCAGGGGTTGTTAATCCTATTCCAAGTTTACCGGCATTATGGAAAACACCTGACTCTTTAAAATCGGTTCCGTTCCAGTACAGAAGGTAGTTGGAGGCGGGGTTGACTGCTTTCCAGGTTACCGTTCCATCCAGATTGGACGCAATATAGTTTCCTGAGGCAGTAGGTTTGTTCATTTTAGTGTTTAAAGCCTCCTGTAATCCTTCTACCATTCCTACAGTTATATTGGATAATCCTGTAGGAAGATAGTTGCTAGCCTCTGTTTTTTCTCCGCCGATATAAAAATACAGGCTATATTCTTCGCCTATAGAAGGAATTGCAACAATATCACTTTCCTCATACTGATAGAGATGAGCGTTACTGATAAAGTCCTGTAACGTATATTCGTTTGCTTTAAAAATCCTGGTCAGAGCTAATGATTCAAGTTTATCCGCGGTAATCTTTCCGTCATTGTTTACATAATCATCAATCATCATGAAGAGTTCCCGGGACTGAGATTTTGTATAAACATTCCCCACAAGCGGATCATTGTCTACTGTAGCAATATTGTCCGGAAGTTGCCCTACATTCAAGGCTGCTTTCCATGCCTCTTTATCTGCATCGGAAAGATTGGCTGCATTTTTTTTAGCTAAAACCGCTGCGTGGGCTTCCGGATCGGAAAGATGCAGTTCATACACGGATTTATCTACTTTATTCTGTAGTGTATTGGTAAGGTTGGTGATTTTGTCCGCAGGAATGGAGTCATCTTTATGCCAAAACGATGACCATGCGGACTGAAACTGTTCCTGGGTAGGGAAGTCTCCGGTTTCAAAATAGCTGAATATTTGGTTTAAAGGTATTTTCATTGCGTTTCAGTTAATGATATAGTCAAAAGGGTTTTTATTGATGGTAAAGATGGTCTGTAAATGATTTTTGTTATTGAACATCTTCCTGTTGTTTAAGTTACTGGAAGTTCGGTTCTATGTAAATGGCGATTCTGGATGGCTGGATGTTGTTGTGAGGCTGGTTTCCACCAACTTCGCTGGTATTTCTGTAACCATCTACCAATGTTCCTCCTGTGCCGCTGGCTCCTTTGCTTCCTATGGTCCAGTAATGCTGATGCGAGTGTCTTGGCATCTGCTCAATGGTAAGAGTATGGGTTTTTGAACCGACTTCACCGCCCAGATTCTGGAATTCGGATTCGGCAGGATTCCAGCCTACAATGGTTTTTCCTCTGAAATCCAGACATTCTTTCCATCCTGCAGGAATTTCGGAAACAGGTTTTCTCCAGGCTATGACAATGCCTCCATTGATGAAAGGTGCGGTTTTCTGTTCCAGTTTTGCAATCCTGGCCGTTAATGCGGAAACATCAATCTGGGTTGCGGTGTTATTGACTTTAATCTGGATGTTTTTAAGGGTTTCCAGCTTTACAAATTCAGACCAGTTATAGCTTACGGTACCGGTACCGAATTTTACCGTTCTTTTTTCGATTAACGTTTTAGGAAACTGGTCTTCAAATATTTTCGAAATGTTTTCTGTGTGTACATATACGGTAGCGGTAGGAGAGTAAAGACCTCCTTCGAAATAATAGAGTTTACCTTCGATGGCTACAATACCCGGGTTTACACTGGCGCCTATAACATCGCAGCCAGACAGAATTGTTTTGTCTCCTGCAAGATCTCCCAATGCTTCAAAGATCTCATAAGCCTCTTCAATGGTAGCCATCAGGTCATTGGTTAACGGCACACCGCCTGTTTGTAAAAATTTGAAATTATATTTCATATTAATATGCTTTTGTTTTTATTTGATATCTCTTGGAAGGCAGCTTATAAAAGTCTATATCTGCTTTCAGCTGGTCTATATTCATTAACGGGGTATTCGGGTCTGATGCATTTACCGGTATTTCTACGATAAAATCATACTCGCTGTACAGTTCTGCTTCTGTCCGGAGGTACAAGGGTCTTTCATCTCCGAAAAGCCATTTTTTCTTAGGGTCATTCACACTGAGATTATTGGTCTCTCCTTCGGTATAAACATAAACACCATCATGCTGGACTGCTTTTATAATTTTAATCCTGTTTCCCGCCCGGTCATGGTTATAATTCAGAATACTCTGAAGCGAAAATTTCTGATAGTTATATTTCATTTTCCTGATATTATCCTTTCTCTCTCTTCCGAATTCTATATAAAGCTCTTCGATATAAAAGATTAAGACAGACATTAGGTTTAAAACCGATTTTGTTCTCCAGAATGTAAAAAGCCACCAGTTGGCAAGCCTTTTAAAATTGATATTAAATAGGTTATCATTCATATTACTGTGCTTGATAATTAATATATTCAATACCGCTCCAGTCTTCCTGCCCGGTGTCCGGATCTTTTAAAGTAAAGCTTCCTGAGCTTGGAATCCTGCTGATTTCTATCGGCTGGAAATTTCCGTATCCCGGTGCTCCGGCTTCTATCCATCTGCTTGAGACTTCTTTGTTTAGGAGGTCTGTTACACCTTCCACGGCCAGAATTGCGGCTTCAAGCTTCTGAACACTCAATTCTCCATTGAAGGGAAGATTCTTTAAAAACCTTTTAATAGCATCCTGAACCGGAAATCTGGAGGTCCGGATACTCATCCCGTTCTGCAGAAGAACGCCCGGATTATAGCAGATTTTAAACTGCAGTTTCAAGATATCGGGTTTGTAGTTTACAATAACAATATTGTCTCCGGCAGCCTGAATTTCCTCGATATAGGCTGTGAAAGCTTCTTTGATCTGGTTGTTTACCGGAACGATTTCTTCATTCTCTTCGGTGGCAATTTTCATGGAGATCTTGGAGCTGTTGGGAGCCTTGGTTACGGCTACATATTTGATTACTTTTGACTGATCAATTTCTTCCTGGGTAGCCACAACATCGTTTCCACTGGCATTCTCATAAGTAGGGGAGAACTGATCGCTGTCCGGAAGCAGGCTGAAGCCATATTGAAATCTCAGGGCCTGGTTCCTGTACCATCTTAATGTGGGAACTTTCTGTTCCTTGATCAGGGTCTCAATTTCTTTTAGGTGAAGTTTACAGGCTTCCTGAAAATTCCAGATCACAAAACCTACCGTTTCAAATATTTTGGTCCAGAAAGAGGTTCTGGAGGAAGTATTGAGGCTCTGCAGACCCGGATTTTCATTTTTAAGCTGTAAAATCTGATTAATTATTTCCTGAAGTGTTTTATTCATCTTAACTTACTTTAAAGGTGTTTCCTATTTGCATGTAACCAATTCCTTTCAAGGACGGGAACTGGTTTTCCTGTTCTAGTGTTGTCCCTGTTGCGGGCTTTATCATTCTTGATGTGTAATAGCTGGTTACATCAATATTTTTTTCTAATTCGTCCGGAATAATAAGCTTGGTTCCGGACGCCAGAAGGTCGGAAACGGCTTTTCCGTTGGCAATGGCAATATCAAAACATTTCTGAACATCTCCTGTGTACTGTATTGAGATATCTAAAATTGACTGCCTGTTTAATACTTTAATCTCCATAATCTGCTTCTATATCTATTTCAAGGTTTTCATCAATTTTTATCTTCTGTACATTCATGCCGTCTGCGAAGAATTCCTGGCGGATTTCTCTGGCCAGTTCATCAGGCGCTGCATGTTCCAGGTATTTTCTTGCCCCGACTCCGTTTTTAGGGAAAAGCTTAATTTCTCCTTTGTCTGCTAAAAGCAGGGTTTTCTGGTGTTCATACGTGCTTTCACCAAAAGCGAAGTCTCCATCTGCAAACTGCAGTTCAAAATTTTCATCTAAAAGAATATCTACTGGCATATTATGTTATGTTTCCTGTTCCTGTACCGGTTTGGGCGGTGGCTGTTCCCGTTGTGTTTACGATTACTTTCACCTGTCCGGCTTCTACAAATTTTCTTATTGCTTTGGCCATGGCTTCAGCAATTCTGGTTCTTGATGCTCCTGCATCATTCTGTTCAGCGGCCTCATCTTCCATAATGCTGAGCAGTTCGCTGATGAGTATTGGTTCTGCTGCGCTTAAACTCATTTTAAAAGGGATTTAAATTCATTTCTAAGGTTTTCAAAATCCGCAAGGTTGATCAGGTTGATGGTAGGGCCGTAGTTGGTGGTAAACTTCATATCCCGGATGGCATCAAAGAGCTGATCCACCAGTCTGGCGAAATTTTTTCCGTTGGCTTCCATATGGATTTTATCACTCAGCTCAAGGTTGGCTGATTCTGTTTTCCAGTAGAACTTTTCTACTACATCGCAGGCAATCACCATCCAATCGTCATCATCTTCCACTCTTACCGCCAACACATAACTTCCTACTTTGGGGATCTGGATAAAGCTTTTGTTGCCGGTAAGTACCGGACGGAGCCTTACATCCAGATATTCCTGGCCATCTTCATCCATCAGAATGCATATTGCTTTTCCTTCGTCTACAGATTTTACCTGTGCGATATTGCTTACCGCAGGGGCGTGTGAGCTTGCGATCTGTCTTAAACCTTCTCTTATATATTCTGGTGTTGCCATTATTTCTGCATTAAAAATCCTAATGTTACCGTTTGTCTTCCCCCTGAAGCTCCAAATTCACCGCTTACGCTTTCAATAAAATACTCACCGGTTTTGTCAGGATACATTCCTCCTTCAAGTTCCAGGACCATTCCTTTTACGGCATAAGGTTCCAGAAAGAGGGTGATGTTTCCTTCATAGCCTTTATAGTTTTCCTTGGTCTGTAAACGGTTGGCGATCTGCTTTAAAAACTGGGCAGGAATTCCGGCTTTTACTTTTAAGCTTTTTTCGTTGGATGCTTTCTGGTCAGATTTCGTCTTGTTTACTTCTCCTTTGTCATTTTTTTCTTTAATGACAATCTGGGTACTTTTATCAACTTTCTTTTGTTGGAATTCATCGTCTTTTACCGTATTCCAGCCTATTCTTGCTTTTATCCTGTCCTGTACTTTCCCGTAAAGGGTTCCTGCGAAAATTTCGTTCATGTTGAAATAGACAGCGAGCTTGCATTCGTCTTTCAGCCATTCCAGAACTTTAATTCCGTTGACATTTTTGAACCTCACGTTCTTCAGCGGTATATCCGGTATCTCTTTAGAAACAATGATGTCCGTTCCCTGGGTAAGTTCCTCCAGAAGCTTTTTAACAGTTACGGAAGAGTAGGATTTGTTAAACATAACCTCGTACAGCTGGTAGCCATACCCTTCACATTCTATTTTCACGGGGATTCCCATGTTGACTCTCTTCACAAAGCCCTCAAAGCGTTTTTTATTGAGATTGTTGTAGCCTAATTCGACACTTACTTTATTCCCCTCCTTAAAAGTATAGCCCATTCTCTCACTGCTTGTACGCTCTTTGTTGAGGTCCTGGGTCTGTACTTTATCTGTTTTGAGGTAGCTGATTCTGGGAAGTTCAATAGTGCATGAGTCAATAAAAGATCCTACTTCGCTTTTCCAGGTTACCTTGCTGGCTTTTACATTTTTTTCATCTCCGATAGAGATGTTACTGGTTAGTGTTAGCATTTTTCTGTGGTACTTCTAAGTCTTTTACATCTGCAATAAAATCACTCTCGCAGGTAAGGTTAAACGGTCTTATCCAATGCGTTTTTCCCTGTGTTTCCAGGAATTCCAGAGAGGTAATCGCCACACGGCAGCTTTTGTCCAGAAACATTTCCGGATATCCTCCGTGAAGGGTTACCGGAAGGTCTGTTTCAAAGATGTTCTTAAGCTTCTCAATATCACCTTCAGGAACTTTCCTGTTTTTATCAATCAGAAAGCCTCTGATGGTGAATTTGTAATCATCAACATTAAACATTTCCTTTACGGTTCCTTTTCTTTCGCTTACGGCAGTCTTCACAATGGTTTTGCTGAGGTTTACCGCAATGGTACAGGCGTCTATCGTCAGGGAGTCACTGGTATTTCCATTGATTCTGAATTCAGCGGGAAACCAGATGTCCTGACCATATGCTCCCACTTTATTAAAGGCAATTTCTTTCCTGCTGGAATGGATCTCTCCTCTGTTTTTATTTTGTGAAGATCCAAGGTTCCTGAAGTCTCTTGTAACATCCTCTCCTGATCCCGGAAGACTGAAAGGTGTTCTTGAAAAATAGGATTTATATAAATTTTGTAAATCAAAAACTGTCTGCATCTTACATTACTTTTGCTCCGTTATATAGAACACGTCCCAGGCATTCCATTACTATACTTTCTAACTGATCTGATGTTTCTCCGGAATTCAGGGTATTGAACTGAATGGTATCGAAGAATTTACCCAGGGTGATATTGATGGTTTTCTGGCCTCCGCCGGAAACAGTGTCTCCGGTTTCCCTGGATTTGGCGGCATTATTGGTTCTCATGGATTCTCCCTGGCTAATTGCTGTCGGCCTGCTCCTTGCTGTGAGATCTGTTGCGCCTGGCTTGGCGAAATTTAATGCAGTCTGCTGGGCTTTAAGATCTTTAGTCAGATCTTTTGGAGAGGTAACTGTAACTTTGGGCTCTATGGCAACCTCTTCTCCTCCAACAATTTTTCTAACCCATCGGTAAGCTGTTTCAATTGCATCCAGAATAGGTCTCAGCACATTTTCCCAAATGAATTTTATCCCATCTGCAAGCCATCCAACCATGGTTAAAACAGCTCCCAGGACTTTGTAAACTCCTGTAAAAATATCGCTGATCAGTACACTTTTCGAGATCCAGTCAATGATTCCGCTTACAATACTCCAAACGGCACCAAAAATGCTTCCTAAAGTATTCCAGACAATAGAAAAATATTCCTGAATTGTGGTTACAAAGCCACCCCATGCATTGGTTTCTCCTCCCAGATTTAAGATAAAATCCAGAGCTGAGCTCAGACTTCCCACGATAGTGTCAATGTAGGGTTGTACTAATGTCATTAAAGGTTCAAAACCTTTCACCAGTTTAACACCTATATCCAGTACGCTTGATATGAGAGGCATGAAAGCGGTTCCGATTTCTGTAAGCATGCTGGTAGACGTTTTTTTGATCATGTCTAATTTTCCTTCTACCGTATTGCTCTGGCCTTCAAGGCCGCCTTCGAACATTCCTCCTTTACCTTTGGCGTCAGAAAGTGATTTTGCCAGCATATCATAGGTGATATTCATCCCTTTCAGCTGCTCAATGCTTTTACCTGTGGAAGATGATAACGCTCCGTATATATCAATACCCGCTGCTCCGAACTTTTTAAGCTGGTCGCTGGATGCTACTCCTTCACTTTTGATTTCTTTCATCTGTTCAGAAAGGCTCAGAAGTTCACTACCACTGCCGCCTGCAGCACTTACGGCGTTAGCAAGGTTCATTACTTCCTCTCTGGCACGTTTAGCATCTCCGTCTACGGAAATAAGGGCTTTGTTGGCTTCTAATAATGTTGTCATATCGTATGCCGTATTATTAGAATCGGAGTTGATATTTTTATAAGCAGCGGTAGCGCCTCCTTTTCCCAGAAGCCCCGAAAGCCCGGCAATGTCTTTTTCTTTTTGCATAGCGCCTGAAATTGCAGCAGAAGCTCCACTTTTGAGAAGATTTAATGCGGCATCACCCACAAGTTTAAGCCCGCCTCCCAAGGCTCCCATTGCACCGCTGAGGAAACCTCCGCCTCCGCCACTTTGTGGTGCATCTGGTGCAGAAGCTGGTGCAGCTACCGGCGCTGATGCACCCGGTACTCCCAGCTTTATTTTCATATACTCTCTAAATCTGTTGTAGTTTGATTTTATGGAGTCTTTAACAGTTCCGTATATATCTTTGATTCCATCAAATATATTGCCTGGAAGGCTTTTAATTTTTGATGGTATACTACGCATGGTTGTTAAAATATTATCACCTAATATTTCCAGCCCTTTATCGATATCATCTCTCAGCTGTTTATAGCCATTTACCAAATCACTGGTTCTTAAAAAGCTACTTATTTGTGCAATAAAATTAGCCTGTGACGCAATGTTGTTTTCACTCATAATTTAAAATTTTCTTTCGCCTTGTTTTTTCCAAATTTCTAAGGCTATTCCGGTGCGATAGAAAAACTTTTCATCACCCCAATTCTTTAATGCATCGGCTCCAAACTGCATACTTCCAAAAACAATCAGGAACTCTATTCCTTCGGTCTTTTTATCAGAGAATGAATTCCGACCGGCTTCACTAAGCGCGAAAAAAGTCGGCTTTCTTGCTCTCCAGAATGTTATTCATCTGTAAGAACACGGCGATGAAGCAGTCTTCATCTTCAATCAGCTGATAATCTCCTTCAATCCAAAGCTGTTCTACGATCATCGCTACGGCTTTACTCATTCCGTTGGAACCGATAGCCGTAAGATAATCGCCCAGGTCATCTGCTTTAGGAGGTCTGAGAACCGCAAGGAAGTCATCCACCTTCAGATAAATAAGGTCTCTGTTGCCATACTCTTTTTTCCACTCATCAAGCTTTTTAGCAGTGTATCTTGCCTCAAAAGGGCTAAGGTCTTTTACTACACTTTTCTTGGTTTCCTGGGTCTTTTTTTCTTCTTTAGATTTTCTGTTATTGAAAATTTCCTGTAATTTTTCGTTTGCCATTTTATTTTGTTTTATTGATTATACAATTCTTCTGCTCATTGCGATGTACGGAAGGGTAACCTCTCTGTTTTTAGCCCCTTGCTCCATTTCGAAACCGTCTTCTGTGAACTGAACTCCTGAAGTAACAATGGTTGTTCCTTTGTCAGAAGCTTTTTTCTTGTAAGAAATTGTGATCACGATAAGTTCGTGAGGAACCTCAGTGATATCATCGTATCCAGCCTCTCTTGCAGCTTTGTTCAATGCATCGGCTTCAAAACCTAAAAGCTTGATGTTTCCTTCGTATTTGGTATTCCCTTTTGAAATATCAATAGGCTCGTTCCCTGAACCGTAGATATGCTCGGATTCAACAGTTTTTTTTGTACTGAAACCTCTAAGTCCTTTAATTACTTTTGATAACACTTTCACTTCAAAATGAGCCCATGCGCATTCTGATGATGTAATATTTATATTAGCCATGTTTTAAATTAAATTGTTTTTGTTAAACCCATATTCAGTACAATCCAGGTCATATAGCCTAACGGCTGGATCTGAATCTGTTTTTCAAGGGTGTTTGTGTTGATTAAATCCTGATCTAAAGGGACCAATACTTCCGCTCCGCTGATCTGTCCTGCCATGTTGTTCAATAGCTGGGCTCTTGTAAGTTCTTCCAGGTAAACAGCATCTGCTTCATTCAGTTTTCCGTCTGCAGCCATTCTGATGGAAGATTCCAGGAACGGGGTGTCTGTAGCAGTAGAGATTCTCTGTGCTTTGTCAATCAGTCTTCCGTGAACCAGTGTTCTGAAGTCATCTGAACCAGCCATTTTATCTACGCTGAAATAATAACCTGCAGCTCCTTCTCTGGTGTGGAAAGTGATGAAACCTGCATCGGTGAATTTGTCCAGTTTTTCAACCGGGATCTCATCTACTTTGTCTTCTCCGATATACGCTTCGGTAATGCTTAGTGCTCCGTTTTGTCCGTCTCCGATCTTTACGTGAGCCGGATATTTACAGGCTCTTGCCAGAACTAGTGCTACAGATGCAGAGCCGTCTTTTCTTGATCCTCCAAGAACAACCCCCGCAAACGTATTGTCAGCAGATTTCGGCTCAAAAGAAGATTCAAGAGAAGCATCATTTACTCTACCTTCGATTAAAATTCTTACCGGTCTGTTGATGGACTGCTGGTACTGAGCTAATGTTTTGGAAGCTAATAACGCTTTCTCAACGTCTTTGTCTAAAAAGCCTGCAGGAGAGACGTAAGCTGCATCCGGCTTTCTGCAAACTCCTACTAAGTTTACTCTACCATTGGAGGCGGTAAGAAGTTTTTTCACTCCTGATTCGTTAGTGCTGCTAAGGGCAGTTTCCATTGTTGTTGCAGCCGGAGTTCCTAAGATCCACAGCTCCTGGCTTCCCCCAAGCTCCTGATAAAATTCATTGATTGCCTGAAACAAGAACGGTTCGTCCTGCTCAGTGTACCCTTTTGTTTTAGCGTCTTCTGGTGAGTAAACAGTCTGCACTTTACCAATATTGGCATCTTTGCTGGCTGTTCCCACGATTCCTGCAACGCCGTCGATTACCTGAATCTGACGAAGTAAGTTGCCTGAAGCCACATTCGCTTTTACTTTTGGTGTTCCATTTCCTTGTGACATTTTTTACTTATTTTTTAAAAAGTTGTTGTACATATTTTTGAATCAGAAATCCCTTTTCTGTTCATTTTTTATTTTTAAATGGTGTTTATATGATCTTTTTCCATCTGATGATGAGGACAAGAGCGAACAGGGCGAGTACACCAAGAAAGATTCTTCCGAGCCATAGCTGTGTTTCCTGAAACCATGACAAAGCCTTTTCTTTGTATATAGGTTTTTCAATGTAAATTGGTGTTTTCTCGTGTTCTTTGATATAGGTTTCCCGCCATGTTTTAAATGACTCTTGTGCCTGTTTATAGCATTCTACCGATAGTTTTCCGTCAATTACCGATACTTTCGGTGTCAGCAGGCCGCTTCCGGGGGTATTTCCGTTACGGCTGATATCTTTATTGAATTCAGATTCTTTCAGAACCGGTTTTCCGTTGATGCATTCTATCAGAGCGTGATAATAGGTGCTGTCTGCTTCTGTTCTGAAAATGGTGTCTTTAACCACGGTCACCACTTCTTTCGTGTTTTCGATGATCACCGGTTCCTGAGGCTTCCTGTTAAAGCAGGAAACCTGAACCAGCGAAACAAAAAATAACGATATGAAGAACATGAATTGTTTCATTTTAATTCTAATATTGTATATATCCTTTGATGGATGTTAAAGCTCTTTTTCTTCTGCATACCTTGATGCCTTCGCGGCTTCCGTTGTCATTTGTATTTCCTTCTATGGTATAGATGTACTGGGAATCGAACTTTTCAACGAAACCTGTGTGGCCAAGACCTTTTCCAAAGTCCATGATGAATACAGATCCAACAGAGGGTTTTGAGGATTTTTTTTCTCTGGGAGCGTTATTCCATGCGTATAAAACTCCGCCTGTTCTTATGGCTGTATTGGTGGTTTTATTCTGCCTTGCAGCTTCATTGAAACACCAGTAGACAAAAGCCATACACCAGCTTGCCGGGAAATTGATTCCCACTGAGGCCAGATAGGTTTTAACAGGGATTCCCCAATTTGATCCCTGAGGTTTTTCCTCTTGTCCTATTTGGGTAATGGCGACTTTTAATGCGGTTGCAGATAGTGAATCCATATTAATAATTGAGTGTTGTGTTTGTTTTGTGAGTACAAATTTCTAACATCCTGCAACGGTTTGAAAATAAGAGCGCAAGGATTGCACACCTTTTTTCAAATGCCCTGTTTAAAGCTCAATTTTGTACTGTGAAATAGTGTAGACGGGAAGAAAATAAGCCTGTTTAAATGAAACTATTCCATAACAGAAACTAATTTGATAAACTATAATTTACTACTTATGGAAGAATATTTTTATGTACAGTTATTATTAGACCTTCAGGAAAGAATTGCCCAGGAGGTTCCGGAGATTCAGCATATCGATCAGCAGATGGGACAGCTTGCCAATGGAGCACAGGGGACGGTAACTTATCCGGCTCTCTTTATTGATTTTCCGGAAGCCATGTATGATGTGGATTTCCCGGAAGCATCATATTCCGATATGTCGGCAAACAGACAACTGGGAAATGTTCCGGTATCTTTCCAGCTTGTGTCGAATGATGTATTTCCGACATGGCACGGGATTCCGGTTGAAGAAAGAAAAAAAGGGTTTGATTTTTTAAGAATCGAGCAGAAACTGTATCAAGCGCTTCAGGGCTGGAGTAAGGATTATTTCTCACCCTTTTCAAGAACGATGGTGAAAAGCACAAGCAGACAGCATGCAGGATTTAAAGTAAGAGAACTGATCTTTACGACGCAGTACGAAGACTTGTCAGCAAGTCCGGAGGAAACAAAGGCTGAAATAGAGCGTTATCATTTTTCAGTAATAGGCGTGAACTAAAATAAGGTAAGCTGGGTTTCCTCTTTGGGAATCACCATTCCTTTGATGTTCATCCACTGCCTGTAGGAGAGATGAATGTTGTATTTGGGGAACGTATGCCTTACGATTTTGGTATCGGGAACATCAGCGTGCTTGTGTGCATTATAAACACTTATAATGTACCGGGCACGTTTGATGTAATTTTTATTGTTGTAAGACATAAGGCAAAATTAAAGGGTCTTTTTGTACAAGTCAAGGCGATTTTCGGCCACAAAAAAAGCTATGGATGCCCATAGCTTTTGGTATTTAGAGTAACGGAGGTCTCTTTTGGAACTCCTTTAGGGCCACACTTTTTAAGGTGTTTAAAACGGTGGGATCTTCCCTGTTCATCAGTGCATAAGTCTCATACTGAGGGTAATCCCTGCGTTCTGTACTTATTTCCAGGGTGATTATCGTGTAGCCTTTCTTTTCAAGGGCTTCTTTTACTTCGGTACTGCTGTACCAGTGACCGTTTATCTTGATCATGTTATTGAATTTAAAGGTTAAATAGCTGGATGCTGGAAGCTGGATGAAGGAAGTTATGAAAGTCATAAAAAAATAACTTTTCAGTTTTATTGTGACTGTCTGTAATGATAACTAAAAATAACTGCCAGCCTCTCACTTCCGGCTTCCAGCCTGCTTAGATCAGGTTATTGAAAACTTTTTACTGCAGCTGCCTGTGAAGTTCATTTTTCATCATCAGGACGGCGTTGGTTTCATAGCTTCCGAAATCGTCCGGAAAGTAGATTTCATATTCCTTCAGGAAATGCCAGAGGGCATCAGCTTTATAATAAGGAAGCTTAATGATAAAAGATCTGTCTTTCTGTCTGGTTTTTACAGCTTTCTGCAGCAGTTCCGTTCTGAGCTCCATACAGATGGAAATGCTGCTTTTCAGGTTTCTGGGCTGGGTATTGATGTTCAGCATATCCAGAATCTGCATACTGTTGTTGAGGACGTTCAGCTTACTGTTGTTTAAAGATAGAAGAAGTTTCATCTCAGCTTTTTAATAGGAAAAATTGAGATTAATTCCTTCCCATTCATTATTCTCATTTTTCTTGAAAAAAGAAATGTAATCTTTGCTTAATGAAAAACTGTAGCTTTCTTTTAACAGCCTTATGCCTTCTTTCCAGTTTTCGTCGTCAAAGCGGTCTTCCATGCTGTATAATTTCTGAACCAGAAGGATGTCCAGCGCTCCGTTTTTACGTTCCAGAAGGGACATGATGAGGTCTTTGGTATCAAGATCGCCTTTATATTTCGAGCTTAAAAAATCTATGATGTGTTTCTCTGCCTGGTGTGATCTTTCGTCAAAAACACCTTTTCCCTGTCTTTTATACTGAATTTTAAAATTTTCGTCTTCAATTTTGAAGTTTCCTTTTCCGTCCTGATGTCTTTTGCTGTAGTCTTTCAGCAGGTCAAAAAGAGAACCCAGATCTGAAAAAGCTTTGGTTTTAAAATCCTGGATCTGTGCGGAAAGATGGTCTGCCGTTGTGGCCAGGTCGCTGATGACAGACTTTTTCAGGCTTTCATACTGTGTGCGTTTTTGCTCGCGTTTCTGGGCTTCTTTCTGTTTTCTTGCGTTAAGCTCTGCTTCAAGTTCCTCAATAGTCATTATTTTTAATGTTTCGGTGATCATATTTTTTGTTTTTGGTGATTAATGAATTGTTATGGGTTTTAATAATGGGGTTTTTATTTCTGGCTGGAAGAGGGAAGATGGAGGCTGGAAGTTACTTTTCGTTATTATTACAAACGTTCACTATAAAGCTAAACTCTCTTAAAAAAATAAAATGTATAAACAGCTATTCTTTATGGCTTTCATAACTTCCTTCTTCCATCTCCCGGCTTCCCTCTCTTAGTAGGGCGATTCCCACTGGAGCTGGTTAATAATTCTGAGTTTTATCTGTATTTTTCCTTCCACGTCTTCCGGAACTACATATCCTGATTCATTCCAGATGGAGCTGATTTCTTTATGGATAAACATTCTGTCGAAATCGGTAAGGTATTTTTCTCCGTAGCTGTCATATTGCAGCGCGATGGTTAATAGGTTTTCTCTTGTATTCATTGTTGTTGGTTTTCAATTGTTGTTCCCCAATAGAGGTTGGCTTTTTCTTCGTTGATAAATAATGTTCCGCCGGGACATCTTCCTGAGATGATGGCTTTCAGGCCCTCTGCCTGGATGATGATTTTGGATAATTTTCTCCAGACAGTTCCCAGCGCACTGTCCGGAAGTCCTTTTTCTTCGTGGCTTACGAAAATGATGAGCTTGTTTTTGTGCTTTTCTTTAAGCTCGAGAACCATTTTCCTGGTGATTTCGTCACGGTAAACCGTTGTGTTGTCTATAAAAATGATCTTCGGGCATTTTCTTGATTCAAACTTCTGATTCAGTTCATCCCAGGGCATATAATCCAGGAGCTTAAAGTTTTTATCAGTATCCGATAATCCTGCGGCAACCATTGCAGAGATGATGTCTTTGGAGAATCCTTCTTCCGCAGATACATACAGTACTTTTCCAAATTCTGCCAGATATTTGGCGAGCATCATGGCGAAGGTGGTTTTTCCGTTTTTCTCTGCACCTCCCAGATACCAGAATCCTGTTGTTTCCGGCTGTCCGAAGGCTTTCTGCCATAATCCGGTAAATTCAAACTGTTTAAAGACGATGGACAGCGCCTGCTTTACTGATATGGATCTCATGATCTGTTTACGTTTACTAATGTTTTGAGATATCTTAATGATTTGATCTTTCCGTTCTCCTGGCCTTTGCGGGTAGAGTAGGGTGTATCTATTTTGACCATACAGCTTCTGATGACTTCATTCACGGTTGTTTTGTCATCAAGGTTTACATAGGCCACGTCTCCGATCAGCTTGGTGTAAAATTTCTTTCGGTCTTCCGGGCCTTTCGGAACCAGGGTGACGAAATCATCAGAAAAACGACTGAATATTTCGGCAAATCCTACCTTGTGGTTGTTGATTCCTTTGGTGATCTTTGCTCTCAGGCCATCCGCCCCGATCATGAACCAGGCACAGTTGTCTACCGTGTCATTCATAATTCCTTTTAATTCCAGATAGGCACTGTATTCCAGGTCTCCGGCTTCATCAATGCAGATGAATGGGTTCTCAAGGACGTTCAGGGCATATTTTACATTCTCCAGAACTTCATGGTATTTGCCTTTCGTCCCGCATCCTAAAACAAGAGCCAGCTGCCGGATAAATCTTACTTTAGTGTGTGTCTGGGAGGCATCCACATAAAAGGCATTTTTCATCTGGGAAATAATAGCCTTGGCACATTCTGTTTTTCCTATGCCGCAGTCGTCAACCAGGATCATGGATGTTTTTGATTTCTGGCAGAAGATGAAGCTTTCGTACATCTGCTCATAGACTTCGGTTCTGGCAAACTTCCAGCTGTTCTTATTAAGGTCTACCCGGAATTTTCTTCCGATGTGCAGCCATTCTCCGGCGGATAGGATCTTTTCTGTTTCTCCTTTTTTGATCCTGCTGTAGATTGAGTTGCTTATGTTTAATGATTTGGCAAAAGCAGCATCTGTTCCGCCGAAGTTATTCCGGTATTTCATCATCGCTTCCCGGATCTGGTATTTTAATTCTTTATTGATCTCCATATTTTCTATTTTGTGTCTGTTATCTGAAGTTTGATTTCCAGCTTCTTGCAGTACTTTCTGTTTCTTTGTAATTGTATTCCTGGGTTTCTTCAAAAAGAACTTCCTCTGGAATCGTTTCTGCCTGCCTGTATCTTTTTCTGCCGGGAATCTGAAACTTGCTGTTGATTACTTTCTTACGGTTGTCTATCACCGTGATCTGTTCAATTTCTCTTTTCTGATGGGCCATGAAAGCATTCACGGTATTTTCATAAGCGGACATCAGCTTTCTGTTGATTTCTCCCTGTGCACCTCTTTCGTGCTTTGATTTTGAATATTCCGGATGCGGCACAATGTCGCAGAGCATCATATCTTCATAATAGATCATGGCCTTTAGCGTATTTCCGTCGTTTCCGTCGAGCCAGAATATCCTGAACTCTTTTCCTTCCACATACTTCATCAGCCTGATCAGGTCTTCTCCTAAAACAATTTCACCATCTAGTCCCAAAACATACGTGGTACTCCTGAAGTTGATGATTCCCGCATTACAGCTTGATACTGTTTCTTTTCCCAGATAGGGCAGAAGCGCCTGCCAGTTGGTGGGGCGGGTATTTTTGTTCTGCATTTCACAGAAGACTTCCCATCTTGTTTTGTCTTTATATACAGAATGAGGTGAATTATTCCATATTTCAATGTCGTTCAGAGAGCCGTCTACAATATCATCGTACGGAATAATGACTTCTTCATCCGCGCTCTTCTGGTTTTCTTCTTTCCGGGCATGAGGCCTGGCCATCCATCCCAGTCTGCTTTTTTCATGTCGGTACCGCAGTTCTTCAAATTTTCTTTCAATGGCTTTGGACCGGGCCCGGTTCGCATAAATATTAACATTGTCGAACATGGCTCCGTTTCGCAGGAATGTATCTTTAAAACTGCTGTTCAGGGAACTTTCACATTCTAAACCTAAAGGAAGATTGAATCCCCATTCTGTGTAATTCCTGATCATCTGGCGGTAGAATTCGGTGATGATTCCTTCCTTGGTTTTTCCGTGTACCCAGCATGTCCAGGCTTCAGAACCGAGATCTATTCCCATATAGAACCATACGCGGTTTCTTTTTTTGTCGTACATGAACGGAGGCTGCCTGTCATCAATTGAAATCAAGGTTCCTGCCTCTTTGATTTTGGCCAGCTTGTGCCATGGAATGAATTCCTGCATCAGTTTCTGACGGTCTCCTGAACGTCTGGCGTAGGTTCCTATCTTATTTTCCCACTTTCCTAGCCATGCAATGATGGAGCTGTCTGATATTTCTTTGAATTTCCTGCTGTCTGCCGGGTCGTACATTTCACCGGTTTCATTGGAAATGATCTCCAGTTCCCCCTTCAGGAAAGCCTGATATTGGGAGGCAACTTGTGTTCTTGAGGGCTTGTAATCCTGTCCGGCAAACATGTCGTTCAGCAATGCAATCATTTCATCGGTCATCAGCTTCCGGTTCTGGTTTTTCAGTTTTCCGGAGATCAGGCAGCTGTAGTTATAGCCTCCGTCTTCATAGGTGTTGAAAAACGGCTTCCATATCCTGTCAAATGCCCTGTATGATGCGGGAATAGTATGTTCTGTATTGAAGATCTTTGGCAGATATTCATTAAAAGTGATTATATCAGTGCAGATAGAAGGCATGAGCCCTCGTCCTGATGTTTTTTTAAGCTTCTTCCATTCTTCAAGCCTTGCAGTTTTCAGTCTTTCTGCAGCCAGAAGTACACTGGCGTTGGTGATGTATTCCTGTTTGAAGTTTTCTTTGAGCGGGGTGCCGTCTTCAAATCTGAAATCGGTATAATAACGGACCGCAGACGGATCAAACTGAAAGAAAGGGATCATGGGGTGCTGCATTTTGCGCGGATCTCCAAGGCTATCCTGTATTTCTTTGGGAAGCGAATCAAAGTCAATGAGCATCTGGCGGCCGTTTCCTCCTTTTCTGACCTGCTTAATTCCGAAAGGCAGATCTCTGTACCGCTGGATTTTTTTCTGAAGAGCGTCTAATGTGCTGAAGTATGCCGGAACCAGTTCATCTTTTGTTACTGCGAGTATACTGCCCCAGTGAATCGGCATGGTATCGTTATTTTGGTTTGTTTTACTGAGGTTGGTAGCTGATCTTAAAGAAAATTCCTAATATTATTCTGTAACTAGCAATTTCTTTTCTTCCTGTTTTGGCATCTATTACTTCTATCTTTTTGTGGCAGAACAGGGTCTGGATTATTTTTTTCATGGTATTTTATTTTTTAGTGATTGGGCTTCGTTATTAATGGCTTCTTCGGTTTTCCTTAAAAAAATATTATATTCCTTCTTTAAGACATCAGATTTTTCTCCCACTCTGTCACCGCGCAAAGATTTACGAATGAAGTCAATGGAACAGTCATGACGTTTCATCAGAATATTTAAGATCTCTGTATTGTAATATGTTCTTTTTTTAGTAGTTTTGTTCATTATCATGTTTGTCTTTTGTACGGGACAAATATCGTAAAGTTTTACGAATAACCAAACGAAAACTCGAAAAATTTCTCGAATCAAGATTCAAATTATTGATTATGAATGGAATAAATTTTCGGATAAAACAACTTGTTGATTACTTTGCTAACGGGAATAATTCTGTTTTCGGGGGTATGATAGGGGTGAATGAGTCCAATATAAGAAGTTATATCAACGGAACGGAGCCTAAATTCAATGTAATCGAAAAAATATGCACCTCGCTCGCAATAAATTCCGAATGGCTTATTATGGGGGAAGGAGAAATGCTGAAAGAAGATAAAAAAGAGCAGGCTGCTTTACTTTCTGATTTTTACCACAGGGTTCCACAGGTTATAACGGTGGATTCTCATAACAGAGATAATATTGCTCTGGTACCCAACAAGCTGAAGGCCGGATATCTTCAGGGATATAATGATCCGAATTTCATTAAATCATTACCTACATTCCGGCTTCCGAACCTTAATAACGGTGTGTTCAGGATGTTTGAAATTGAAGGACATTCTATGTTTCCTACGCTTCCTGACCGTACGCACGTGGTTGCCCAGTTTGTAGACGACTGGATTCATGATATCAGCGATAATAAGCTGTATGCTATTGTTTCAAATGAAATTGAAGACGGACTGATCAAAAGATGCCTGAACAGGATCAAGAAATATGATAATCTGATCTGCAAATCAGATAACCGACGAAATTATCCAACTCAAAACATCCATCCAAGCACGATAAAAGAAGTATGGGAAGTAAAGCTTCACCTGAATTTCAATCTGCCGGATCCGGCGGAGTTTTATGACCGGTTGAATGATCTGGAGGCGGAAATACAGTATTTAAAAACGAATAGAAATATAAGTGGTTGATTTTCAGTTTAATTTTATCTGTTTTAGAATTCCCTAAAGGGTGTTGAATCATTGTTTATTGATTGTACAGATTATTTTTTAGGTCTTATGGGTTGGTTAATCCGGTTGGGATAACACAGAAATGTCCGTGCAGGTGTCCATCCAAATGTCCATGCAACGGGTTTTTGTACTTTTTTTGAAGTTATATTATACATCGTTGTAAGCCGGCATATCTTCCTGTTTTCCCTTATAATAGTAGATTTTATGAAATTAAAATAAAAAGCACCTTAAGATGCTTTCTGTATTTTCGGATAAGTTTAAATGATATCCGGCATTTGGAAAAAATGAGTAGTTATTGGGTTTTCAGGGTTAAGTTTCTGATGTTTAGTTTATTATATTTATATGTTTTTTTTTATGATGGACATTTCAATCTGGTGAGTGTAGATAAGTGAAATCTGCGAACGAAAAATAGATAAACATTTTCTACCCCACAGAATTTATTCAATAGAGGTGAGCTTTAGTCCGCCCAAATAATAAAAATCCAATCCTTTGGCTTTAGCCAGGACTTCTGTAACAAATACGTTATTTGCTCAATCTTCAGCTTAAAAACTATAAATATTTCATAAACCATTCATAAATCTCCTGAAAGATTTCTTCCTTTATTGCTTCATTCAGGATTTCGTGGCGCATTTCCGGGTAAAGGCGATAACTGATATGGGTAAATCCGTCTTTTTTCAGGTTGTCAATGGTTTTCATTACTCCTTTTCCGAAATCTCCGATGGGATCGTTCTGACCACTAATCAGTAAAAGCGGAAAAGATTTAGAAATGGAATCTGCCCAGTTTCTTGCCGTAGCCTTTTTGTAAATGCTGAATAACGCATAGAATGCATTATTGGTAAAAGGAATTCCGCAGAGTTCATCTTCGGTAAATGCTTTCCTGTTGACCGGATTCAGGCTGAGCCAGCTTGTATTGCTGAAATCTTTATCTTTTCTAAAGTGACTGTTATTGACTTTACTGAAGAGAGTGTTGAGATAAGTCGGATGATGTGGAGCAATTGTATTGGCTAATGAAAGATATCCTTTTATGAAACTGATCCCTGCCAGAGGACCTCCGGTTCCTGTGATCACAGCTCCGGTAAATTTGCTGCTTATCCTCTGAAGAAGACATCTCGTTATAAATGAACCCATAGAATGTCCCAGAACGAAATGCGGAATATCCGGATATTGCTGATGTAGGTATTGTGCCATTGTTTCAGCATCATCAATAAGTCTTTCATCCGGCTTGTTGAGCTGGAAAAATCCAATATCCTTTTTATCCTTTACTGATCTGCCATGTCCCAAATGATCATAAGTGAGGACTGCAAATCCGCGGTCTGCAAAATAAGTTGCTATTTCAGCATATCTTCCGCTATGCTCCTGCATACCATGAATGATGAGAAGAGTGGCTTTGGGAGGTACTGCACCCGGAGTGAAAAGAGTGTGGAAGAGTTGAGGGCTGTTTTGATTTCTGGCAGGTAAGTATCCTGATTTTTCTAATGATTTCATCTGATAAAAGCTTTAACTGTGATGGGGAATGAGAATTTGAATTTTATTCATCCAGTCTCGCCGAAATATCCATTTGCTGATGAAGTATTCTGATGATTTCAATTTCTTCATCTTTCAAATTGATTTTGTAAAATATAAAATGTGATTTTACTCTTGAACGGAAATATCCTTTTCTAACTTTGCCGTAATCTTTTCCTGACATCGGGTTACGAGTAAGATATTCAATTTCATTCATTATTAAATTGAAATAATAATCCGCCTGTTCCATTGACCAATTTTCAAAAGTATAAAGCCAGATTTTTTCTAAATCTTTAAGAGCTTCTTTACTGATTTTATAATTCATGAACGGTGTTTTTCATGAAGCGTGTTCAGGAAAGTATCTTTGTTAAAGTTTTCAGCAAAACCCGACTTTTCCCCTTTTTTTAATTCATTAATCAGTTCTGTTTTTTTAGATTCTTCGTATTCAAATAATCTAAGAGCATTTCGTATTACTTCGCTGGCAGATGAATATTTTCCGGATTTTATCTGTTCATTAATGAAATTATCAAAATAATCTCCCAATAATATGGATGTATTTTTTGCCATAATATTTTAATTTTAATCAAATATACCAATTTTTGGTATATTTTCAAAATGATCTGAATATGATCAGAAGATATTATTAAATCCTTATTGATGAAGTCTGTAACCATCACATTTTCCACCTCGATCAAAAATAAATTTCCCTCATAATTTGCTCACCCTATTTTTTCAGAGTAATTTTGCATGAATCTAAAAACAAAAGTAAAATATGTCAACTTACGTAGTTGTAGGTCTTCAGTACGGAGATGAAGGTAAAGGAAAAATCACGGATGTTTTATCTGCTAAATCGGATTATGTTGTTCGTTTCCAGGGCGGTGACAATGCCGGCCACACAGTTTATGTAGGCGATGAAAAATTCGTACTTCACCTTCTTCCTTCAGGGGTACTGCAGTGCAAAGGGAAGTGTATCATTGCGAACGGAGTAGTGGTAAACCCTAAATCTTTTATTAAGGAAGTTAGCCAGATTGAGAGCAAAGGCTTGAGAACTGACCACATTTTTATCAGCAGAAGAGCGCATGTCATCATGCCTTACCACATTCTTTTGGATACATACCGTGAAGAAGAACATGGCGGAACCCAGATCGGGACTACGAAAAAAGGAATCGGACCTTGCTATGAAGATAAAATCGCGAGAGTTGGAATCAGAATGGTTGACCTTTTGAATCCTGAGATTTTAAGAGAAAAAATTGAGAAAAACTTAAAAGTTAAAAATTCTCTTTTTGAAAAATATTACGGAAAGCCTGTATTGGATGTTGAAGAGATCTATAACGAGTTTCTGGAAATCGGAAAACAGCTTCAGGACAGAATTGTTGATACGGAACTGGAACTGAATGAAGCCATCCACGAAGGAAAGAACGTATTGTTTGAAGGTGCTCAGGCGTTAATGCTTGACATCGATTTCGGAACGTATCCATACGTAACTTCATCTTCTCCGTCTACCGGAGGAGTTTGTACCGGTGCAGGAGTTCCTCCTACATCGCTTCAAAACCTTATTGGTGTGGCTAAAGCTTACTGTACAAGAGTAGGAAACGGGCCTTTCCCTACTGAATTAGACAATGAATTGGGTGAAAAGATCAGACAGATCGGAGGTGAATTCGGAGCTACAACCGGAAGACCAAGGAGAACAGGATGGTTAGACCTTGTTTCTTTAAAGCACGCCTGTATGATCAACGGAATCAATAATCTTGTAATCACTAAGCTTGACGTTCTTACAGGAATTGAAACACTGAAAATCGCTACACACTACAAAACAGAAGATGGGAAAATCATCGATTATTTCACTTCTTCTACTACAAAGCTATACGATTACGAAGCAATTTATGAAGAGCTTCCGGGCTGGAACGAAGATATTACGAAAGCAAGAAGCTACGATGAACTTCCTGAAAATGCTCAGAAATACATTGAGTTTATTGAAAAATACTTAGGTATTAATGTATACCTTGTTTCTGTAGGACCAGAAAGGAGCCAGAATATCATCAGAAAAGAATTATTCTAA